TCGCGGGACAACGCTTTCCTATATTGGGGGTGTCCCAATAAGGTAGCCGACACTTAAGTCCGTATCTTTGATCTCACCATAATTAACGGCAAGTTGTTGACACTCCTTGTCAACTAAGGGAGAGTTTTTAGAGCGCTCAGAATTTTCATTCGTGCGCATACCAACGTTTAACTCATCTAACGTAGTGTTGATAATATGATCATCATGTTCATCCTCTAAAGTAATGGGTCCAAAGAAACCATTAACATTTCCAAATGTACGCAATTTAATTAATGTATCAACTTCAGTCCAAGATCGAAGAGGAACATATATGCCTACTTTCTTCAAGCAAGAGTGATAACTAGAACGTAATTCTTCATATTTATCGGGTCCCCAACCCCATGCAAGCGCAAGGCTTTGTTCTGCATTGAGTTGAGTCATAGCTTTTTCATCATCAGTTTTGTGTATCCAATGTGCGGTAGAAATAACCGTAGTCATTCGCATCCTTGGAATCCAAATCTCACGAGTTGGATGACGTACAAAAGATGATTTCAAAAACTCCAAGTCGGTCCATTTGTCAAAGCTTACATTTCCCTTCTTTTGTGCATCAGTAAAAACAATATTATACTTCGCATAAACAGAGGAAATTTTAAGTCCATCATAAAAAGGGGCAACTTCTGTTGAAATAGATTTAATTTCGTCATCACCTAAAACCCACAAGCGTGTGTGTTCCATGTAACTCTCAAAATTGGCATATTTCAAAGTTTGAGAAGATGAATTCATTATTTCCATCCAAACCACAAAATCCATGATCTGATGGGAAATTGTGTTATCCAAAGTTGTTGTTGGATGTCCAGATGGAATACCACCAGGTGCAAGATACACCAATTTGTTCGCAACATGTAAAGCTGGGCAAATATCTTTGTGACAAGATTGCATTATTGCGGTTTCTTGTGAGTGCCGCTCTGGGAAATAGTATTCAAACCATTTCTCAGCAACTTTACCACTAGCTTCCACAATATTCCGAGGAATGCGTGCAC